ATGAAGAAGAAAGAACTAGAACAGCAGATGGCACATGTTTGGGCATTAGTGTGGAATATGCATTCACACTATGGATACCACACACCTGCTAAGTATGGTCTTGGCGGTACTCCTCTAGGTGAAGCAGTTATTGTTACACCTGAGATCGTAAAGAGATTCCAGTCTATTGAAAAGGTTGAGAAGATCAACATCATTATGTTGAGTGATGGTGAATCAAATCCTCTAAGTTTCACTCGTGCAACTTCTTACGAGAATTATAAATACCGTCACGGTGATTCAGAGACAGACTACGATACATACTATCGTTCAGATTATCTCTGCCATCATGGTAACAAAGTGTTCATATTGAGAGATCCTGAGACTCGTTACACCAGAAAACTTGATATTGAACCATCTCTAACTACAAAAACAATTGTAGATTTTTACAAGAATTGCACTGATTACAACTGGATTGGAATCCGTATTGGTGACAAGCGTGATCTCCACTCTATTTGTAGCGATCTTGATTATGGACTTGCAGCACAATATGATCACATGTGGTCAAAGCAAAAGTTTGCTGCAATCAAAGAATATGGATTTACTGAATTGTATGTCTTCCCATCAAACAACATGGGCAGTGGTACTAACGAAATCACTGTGAAATCCAAGGGTGATACTGCATCTGCTGCAGAACTTACTCGTGCTTTTAAGAAACACATGGGTTCAAAGATGACCAATAAAGTCATCCTAAATAAATTCGTGGAGCAAATTGCATGAATACACGATGGGACTTTGAGTATTATTATAAAGGTGAAGACAGACACATTAAGGGTCATGTCTTTGCTGCTACTCAAATGCAAGCATGTATGAATTTCCAGAAAGCATTTAAGAATGCTTTTATGGTAGGGTATCCTGTACCCACACAGAGCGGAGGATCAGATCAGCATTCAATTGCGACTGACTCTCTAAAATAAACACATTATTGTCATGGATTACAAACCATACTCACCTCAATGGACTCGTAAGAGATACCTAAAAGAGGCACTAGAATCTTATCTGGAGGACGGTGCTGATGTCAGCACCATCTATGAAGACATTCTAGATATACTGAACGCAAAAGCATCTTCTGCTATAGCAGAGTATGATAAGATTGCGAAATTGACTGATAAATTATCTCAAGAATAAAATGCTATCTACTGCATATCGTCTTAGACTAGAAGGTATCTGTAAGAAAATCGCAAACAAAAAAGAAGTCCCTTTGGATGACATGATTTGGGCAGAAAAAATGTCCAAAGCAAATACCACTGCTCGCGAATGGTTGCGTCAAGCACGTCGGCAAGCAGCACAGGATATTCAGGAGGGCAGCACCGATGATTTTCTCAATAGGATGGGACTCGGAGACCCTGACCCATCCAAACACAAAACAAGATTTGATGGTGCTGATGATATAAACGAATGGTTTAATAGAGATAAACCAGACGATTGGAGACAACGTGACTAAACCTATAGAAAATTACGAACAACTAATTCAACGCTTTACTAAGCGTACCATGCAACTCTCTAGTAGAAACCAAGAGTTACAAAGTGCATACGATGAGTATGTAAAAAATCAAAATGACCTAAAAAGATTGGAAGGTTCTATGCAGGCAATCCAGTATGTAGCATACGGTAAAATGCCTGGTGATGGAAATCATGATAAGTTCAAAGATCACTTACCACGAGGAGCAGATGTACACAGCAGTAATTTACAGCAACGGAAGTCAGGAGTGTGAGAGAGTCGCATCATTACTTAAGTCATTAGGTGGTGATTTTATGGAGTATAAACTGGATCAACATTTTTCTCAACGTGCTTTTGAAGAAGAGTTCGGTAAGGGTACAGAGTACCCTCAAGTTTCAATTGGTGCAAGGCATATTGGCAATCTAAAAGACACTCTAAATTACTGTAAAGAACAAGGTATGTTCGTTTGAAAACTGTGTGTGGGAGTCCATATAATACTGCGTAAAAATACTTAAGTGGTATAATAAATAATGATGTATGGAGTTGAAACTATCATGTCCCATTACACACTTGCTTGGCACGATAAACAAGATGTTGAGCACCATATCTGCGAATATGCAGAATCCGCATTTCAAGCATCAGAACAGGCGAAGGAGGATGTTCCCTATCTACAGGAACATCCTTTTTCTTTGTATGAAATTCTCAGAGAGGACTAATGAAAAACCTACCGATTGTTTCCACAGTTGTTATCTTTGGGTCTGTCACAGCAGCACTTTATTTCCTTCCGATGGTAGCATACGCACAACCAGTATTTTAACTGTCACACAGGCATTGCACCTATATAGATTTCCTGCTATAATAAGTACATAATCAAACAGGGAATCCAATGCCAGCATCACCAGTAACAACTGAAAAACTCATCAAAGCACTTACAAAGAAGTTTGGTGAGGAAGTCACTTCAAGCGAAGTAAAAATTGTTGCTCGTAAGATGGGTCTTTCTTATCGTACTGCATGCGGTCGTTTGAACGCATACAAAGCAGGACGTGGAAAGTGGAACCTTAGTGTTCAGGAATTGGAGCAAGCATACGAAGCACCTTCTGCTACACACACTGTAACTATGGTGCCTTCTGTGGACAATACATATGTTCCGTTTGGCAATTTCAATGATCTCCACAAGGTAATCAAGTCCAAAGTATTCTATCCAACATTCATTACTGGACTGTCTGGTAACGGTAAGACATTCTCTGTAGAGCAAGCATGTGCTAAAGCAGGACGCGAACTGATTCGTGTCAACATTACTATTGAAACCGATGAGGATGATTTGCTCGGTGGTTTCAGACTGGTCAATGGTGATACTGTTTGGCATAACGGTCCTGTGATTGAAGCACTTGAGCGTGGTGCAGTCTTGCTTCTAGATGAACTTGACTTGGCATCTAACAAGATCCTTTGTCTACAGTCTGTCCTTGAAGGTAAGGGTGTCTTCCTCAAGAAGATTGGTCGCTACGTCAATCCTACTAAAGGGTTCACAGTTATTGCTACTGCTAACACCAAGGGTAAAGGTTCTGATGATGGACGTTTCATCGGCACCAATGTACTTAACGAAGCATTCCTTGAGCGTTTCCCAATCACCTTTGAGCAGTCTTATCCAAGTGTTAAGATTGAGCAGAAGATCTTGCTCAACGTTGGTTGTGATACAGACTTTGCAGAGAACCTAGTCAAGTGGGCAAATGCCATCCGTAAAACATTCTACGATGGTGGTGTTGATGAGATCGTTACTACTCGTCGCTTGGTTCACATCGCTCAAGCATTTGCTATCTTTGGTGACCGTTTGAAGGCAGTTACCAGTTGTGTCAACCGTTTTGATGACGATACCAAAAATTCTTTCCTAGATTTGTACACAAAGGTTGACGCAGGAGAAGAAATGGATTATACTAATCAAGAAGATGAACCAAGTTTTTGATTATGAAGTACAACGAAGATGAACTTCTAAAGGAACTTCGTGATTACATCGCAGGCACATACAATCAGCACTATGCAACTGATAAGATTCAGACGCTAGATCTGATTGATGCCTGTGGTGATGCAGAAGCATTTTGCCGAAGCAACATTCTCAAATATGCTTCTCGCTACGATAAGAAAGGAACTGCTCGTCGTGACATCATCAAGATTTTACACTACGGTCTGCTCCTCCTTTATTTCAGCGACCAATCCAGCAAACGTGAAGATTACCCTAACCGATGACCGTTATTTCTAGAGAGACTATTGACATTCTGAAGAACTTCAGCAGTATCAATAAGTCTATTGTTATTAAACCTGGTAGTAAACTCAGCACTATCAGTGTCAACAAAAATATTATGAGTACCGCTGAGATCCAAGAGTCTTTTGATAGTCAGATTTCAATCTATGATCTGTCTTCATTCCTTGGTTGTTTGAGTCTGTTTGATCAACCTCAGTTTGATACTAGCAACTCACAGTTCTTAGCAGTAAGTGATAGCAGCGGTCGTTCTAAGACTCGTTTCTTCTATGCTGATCCTGATGTGATTGTTCAACCTCCTGACAAAGAATTGCAGATGCCTTCTGAGGATGTGCAGTTTACTCTTGAAGCAGGAACACTCCAGTCACTTCAACGTGCAGCAGCAGTCTATCAAGTTCCTGACCTATGTTTGTATGGTGAGAATGGTATTCTGAAACTGTGTGTAACTGATAAGAAGAATGAAACCTCAAACACTTTCTCAATGGAAGTTGGCGAGACTAAAGATGAGTTCTGTTATTGCTTTAAGATTGAGAACTTGAAACTTCTTGTATGTGATTACAAAGTCACAGTCAGTAAGCATAACGTAGCATTCTTTGAAGGAGAAAACGTACGTTACTGGATTGCATTAGAACCAAACGCATGATCTGGACACATAAATTTGCTCATCATAAAGAACTAAAGAATGCCTTACTGAAAAGTATTGAGCATTCTAAGGGCAAAGAATATGTTAAAGGTAAAGACCAGATTGCAAAGACTGATTATTATGAAGGGTTAGATCTGCATGAGAAACATTATCTTACATTGTTTCATTCAAATCTAACCGAGTTTTATCATGAACTACATGAACGTTATGCACTAGGAGATTTCTCCTTGTATAATGGATGGTATCAGCAATACTATGAATCAGATACCCATGGGTGGCATGCTCATGGACTTTCTAATTTTAGTATGGTATACTATTTGGAGATGCCAGAACCACATGTAACTGAATTCTGGATACCCCATGTGAAGGAGCGTTATACTCCAGAGGCACAAGAAGGGGATATTGTAGTATTTCCTGCACACTTTCCACATCGTTCACCTCCTATCAAAGGAGATACGAGGAAAACTATTATCAGTGTGAACTATAACATCCACACTATTGACTCCAAATTTATTGAAGATGGCAAATGATTTCCTGTGGGTAGAGAAGTATCGCCCACGCAAAATTGATGACTGTATCTTGACTGATAATGTCAAGACTAACTTTCAATCCTTTCTTGACAACGGTGAGATCCCAAACCTCTTGCTGTCAGGTCCTCCTGGTATTGGAAAGACTACAGTAGCAAAGGCATTATGTGAAGAACTTGGAGCAGACTATTATGTTATCAATGGGTCAGACGAAGGACGATTTCTTGACACTGTTCGCAATCAAGCAAAATCATTTGCTTCTACTGTCTCTCTTACTTCTACTAGTAAGCATAAGGTTCTTATCATTGATGAGGCGGATAACACGACTAATGATGTTCAACTTCTTCTCCGTGCGAGCATTGAAGAGTTCCAGAAAAACTGTCGCTTTATCTTCACCTGCAATTACAAGAACAGAATTATTGAACCTCTGCACTCGCGGTGTGCAGTCGTTGACTTCGGAGTAACTGGAAAAGATAAACAACAACTAGCAGGACAGTTCTTCAAACGTATCAATCAGATTCTCGGTCAAGAGAATGTTGAGTTTGAAATGAAAGTTATTGCTGAACTTATTCAAAAGTTCTTCCCTGATTGGAGACGTTGTTTGAATGAGTTGCAAAAATATTCTGCAACTGGTAAGATTGATACAGGTATTCTATCTGTCATCTCTGATGCCTCTGTTGATGAACTTCTAGATGCACTGAAGCAAAAGAACTTTACCAAAGTTAAAAAGTGGGTAGTTCAGAATATTGACAATGATGTAACTTCGTTGTATCGTAAGATATACGATGCTCTATATCCTAAACTAGGATCCCAATCTATTGCTGCTATGGTTCTTATCATTGCAGACTATCAATACAAAGCAGCATTCGTTGCTGATCAGGAGATTAATCTTCTGGCAAGTCTTACACAAATTATGATGGAGTGTGAATTCAAATGATTGACTTAAAACTACTCAGAATTATTACTGGGGAAGAGATTATTGCTGACGTGGTTAACTTTAGCAATGGTCTTGTTACTGTAAAAAATGCACTGGTTGTTTTGCCACAGGGTCAACAGTTTGGATTTATGCAATGGGCAAGTGTTATTGATCCAGAGCAACCAGAGATTACTCTTGACATGAAGCATGTTGTTTACATGGCAGAGGTACATCCTAGAATCCAAGAAAAATACAATTCAATGTTTGGTAGTGATCTTACATTACCTGAGGAGAAAAAGTTAATTTTATGATTAATCTATTTGGCGAAGAAGAAATGAGACCTTTGGTATGGAGGAAAAAAGAAGTACCTTGTTATTTTCTTAATAAGGAAGGTGGTTTGTGGAGTGATAAACGAAATAAATTTTTAACACCATCTTATGAAGTTGTAAGGTATGCTGATGGGACAGTAATAAAGACAGCAGTGAAATATAACCTTTCAATTCCTTCAAATTTTTATGAGGATTATAATTTTTCTAAAAATGGAAAGACACAAAATATCCAAGATATTCCATGGGAGATTATGACCATCCGTGTTCATAGAGCAATGATGGAAACATGGAAACCTTTTGATGAGAATCCTCCAGAAGATCTAAAAGATGAATGGGATAGTTTATCTGATAAAGTAAAATATTATATTGAAGGTGGTATGGTAGTAGATCACTGGGACGATAACCCATTGAATAATCACATAGACAATCTAAGATGGTGTACATCTTTAGAAAATTCTAATCACCGAAAAAAGCAAAAGTATGCTACAATGGAAACAGAGAAAAAAACTCCCCTTGAGGAATTAATCAAATGAAACTCAAACGTCAAATGAAATCCAGAATTTATTATATGTTCTGGGGAGCGATGACCATCACAGTGTTCATCGGTCAACTGTATGTTGGTACAGGTTATCGTCTTATGACAGATTCAGTAAACAGACTATTGCAGTCTGTTGATGGTGTACTTCTTGACAAAGATAAAGTATATCCAGATTACGAAGGATTTATTTAATTGACAGCATTAATTATTATTATCGTGCTTATTGCTGCGGCAGGAGCACTTATCAGATACTACGATCCCCATAACTAATGGCATCCCTGAAAACCCCTCTTCGTTATCCTGGTGGTAAAAGTCGTGCAGTAAAATCTTTAGCAAGATTTATTCCTGACCTTTCCTCCTACAAAATTTATCGCGAACCTTTCCTTGGTGGAGGTAGTGTTGCTTTGTATATTACACAGCAGTACCCTTCACTTAGAATTTGGGTAAACGATTTGTATGAACCTCTTACAAATTTTTGGAAGACGTTACAGGATGATGGATATCAATTAGGATATAAACTACAAGAACTCAAGAGTAGATATCCTGATCAGGGATCAGCAAAAGGATTATTTTTAGAAGCAAAGGAGATTATTAATGACGGAGAGAAAAGTCACCTTGAAAGAGCTATTGCTTTTTACGTTGCTAATAAGTGCTCTTTCTCTGGTCTTACTGAATCATCATCTTTCAGTGCCCAAGCATCAGACTCCAACTTCTCAATGCGCGGTATTGAAAAACTAAAACATTACCAAAAATTGATTGAGAACTGGCAGATCACAGGACACGATTACACAATGCTTTTGGATGATAATAAAGAAGCATTCGTGTACCTAGATCCACCTTACGATATCAAAGATAATCTTTATGGAAAGAAAGGAGAAATGCACAAACGTTTTGACCACGATAAGTTTAGTCACGTTTGTGATAATTACGTCTGTCGTCAACTTGTATCATATAACTCGTCACAAATGATTCGTGACAGATTCAATGGATGGGTTGCATCTGAATACGACTTGACATATACTATGAGAAGTGTTGGAGACTACATGAAGGATCAACACTCTCGTAAAGAACTTGTACTAATGAACTATGACCTGTGAGGTAACTTTATTCAAAGCGGGTACAGTCTTTAAGGAAAAAGTAATCTGCAAAGACTACCAAGATGCTCGCAACGTTGCACTAGCACGAAATCCTGGTGCGACAATCGTATCAGTAACAGCGGTATTTTGCTAGTGTGGAAGATATGGAAGTATGCGTTAGGATCTTTCTCGGATGATAAGACCGAGAAGTATGACAACTACATCGCTATTGTACGCACAATTCTATTTTTCTCTTATCTAATAACAAATTGCTTTATCATAGCAGGAAACATACGACACTGGAACGACAATGTACCAACTGAAGGATTACCTAAACAGTATCAATCAAAACAAGCAGAACCTAATAGACCAAGATCCTCTGGCGGAGAAGAAGTATCCAGCATATATCGTTAACAAATGTATGGCACAGCATCTAGACACTGTGATGCATGCTAACGAGATGAACCAGTGGGTAAATCTTCCAAACAAGTTACAGTATGACTTTTTTATAAATACGGTTAGACCCAAGAAGCGTTTCTCTCCTTGGGATAAAAAAGACAAGATTGATGACCTTGAACTCATTCAGAAATACTACGGTTATTCTGTAGAGAAAGCAAGGCAAGTTATAGATATCCTGTCTCGTCAACAACTTGACTATATTAAAGATAAACTGAATACTGGAGGATATAATGGGCGAAGAACAGGAAATCGCGTGGACTAAAAATGATATGGTTGAGGTTACCCTTAGGGAACCTGATGACTTTCTAAAAGTCAGAGAAACTTTAACTAGAATCGGAGTCGCTTCTAGAAAAGAAAAGAAACTATACCAGTCATGTCACATCTTGCATAAGAAAGGACAATATTTCATTGTTCACTTCAAGGAACTTTTTGCCTTAGATGGTAAGAAAACAAATCTTTCTCAGAATGATGTACAACGGAGAAACCGTATCGTTCAATTGTTATGTGACTGGGGTCTAGTAGATGTCCCTAAAAAGGATTCAATCCTTGACATCGCACCTTTAAGTCAAATTAAAATTATCTCTTACAAAGAGAAAGGTGAATGGATACTAGAATCTAAGTACAACATCGGAAAGAAAAAACAACCTTCCGAATATGGACAGCAACAAATCAGCAGTAGTACAGAAGCCTAAAGAAAAATTTCAATGGGCAGATGAAGGGGTATCAACTCTTATTAGAGTGATTATTCTTGGCTGGAGCGGTGCGATATTAACCTTAAATTATGTTTCTATTCCAGGCATACCCCAGAAACAAATTGATCCGACTTTTATAGCTTCAGTTTTCACAACGACTTTAGCTACCTTTGGCGTCCAGACTGCCAAAAAGAATAATGGAGACGGTGACAATAAAAACAAAAACAATTGTGGTTGTAACGATGCAAAAAGTAATTAATGCACTAGCAGTTCTTTCCTTCTTAGGTGTAGCAGGTATCGTCGGTGGCGGTGCAGCAGTCTACCTTAACAGGGGAAAGATTATTGATGGTGTAAAGAGTCAAGCGATGGAAATGATTTCAGGTGCTATGATGCCAGCATTAGATGCTGAACTACCTGCAGCACTTCCTGATGCATTACCTGACACAACTGGAGGAGTGCTCCCCTTCTAAATTAATCCTACATCATGGATATCCCAGAGATTAAAGTCAATGGACTTAGGATAAGTGAGATTAATATTCCTAACGTCTACACACCAGAATGGTTGAAGGAAGCACCTACGGTAATTCCTGCTACTTCACCTGTCACATCACAGATAGGTGTGCCTATTATCAACATGCCTGGTTGTGTAGAAGCGCACGAACAAAATACAAATAGGGAAAGGAGTGGTATCCTTAGTGAAGATGATCCTAAGGGTGTCAAGGTCTTTTGTGATGCTGGTGTCCCATCGTTTAGTCCTATAGACTACGATAAGGATAAGATTGAGTATGAATACGAGGCACCTATACCAGCAGTAAATCCACCTCCAGAAGCAGAACTCGGTGACACACCTGAGATCCCTCCAACAAAACCTATAGTTTGCCCTACCGAAGCACAGATACTAAAAGAACCCATCGGCACTCTTACCGATAGTGGTACTAAAAAAATTGTTGAGTATAGATTGATAGGGACAGAATGTATACCAATCAAAGAAGATATTACTATTACAGATCAAATTATAAAAGGAATACCATCTACTAATCAGGTTACAACTACTGCATCAATTGCAATCGTAGCTACAGCAGCTGCAACTGCAACTCCTATTCTACTGAAAGTTGTTAAACCAATCGTTAAACAAATAATAAAGAGAGTTAAGAAGGCACTTGGTAAAGAACCTCCTAAACTCTCTGCTAGTGAAATTCAAACAAACAAGTTCCGTGAGAAGAGAGGATTACCTCCTCTTAAACTTCCTAAGGCAAGGAAATAGGAAGACCTAAATCTGATGCATTGGTTGAAGGTTCACCTATAGAATGTCTATGTTGAGATACAGCATTAACGTTCTGCACCACTACGTCTGCACATATTTTATAGTATGGTGACTTTGGATGGAATGATATTCCTGCCTTCATTAATTCACCACAATTTTTTAATCTCGCGATCTCAAAGTCTAATCTCTTGTTAGCAAGTAGTTGATTGCGATATGCGTTGTGTGTAGTTGCTGCTTCCTTACAAAGGTCTTGTGCTTTTCTATCCAATGGCCAAGATAAGGTTGCAGAGAATCCTGCATTCCAATTGTAGTTATCTTTCTGACCAGTTCTTATTGATTCGTTGTAGAGGATTTGTCCTGGGTTGTCAGGAATCCCGTCTGGAATAGGGTTGCCATCAGAGTCAGTGTCACCGATGAGGTCAAGCATGTTATATACAGGGCTGTCATAATAATCCTCGTAAGGAAATGCCCAAGAAACATTTCGTGTAACATAGGGGGTGAAGTTAAGAGTAGGTCCTTGACATTGAATGCCATCTCCATAGGTGTTAGTTATATACGGTCCTTGTAAAACCTGAATTGCCTGGTTGGTGACTGAGCCTGAGCTATTCGCGACTGGATTTGCTGTCGCACTTACACCCCCTACAGTCTCCGCCAGAGTGACAGGGGCAATCGCAAATTGTGATAGACATATCGCTATTGGGTAAAGATACTTGTTGTGTCTGTTACGGACTGAATGGTTGTTGTCCTTTGAATGATCGTGTGGTTCTGAAGACCTGGGGCTATGTACGACTCCACGAAGGAGAAGTTGCCACCAGGAGAGCTTTGTTGCCACTGTGGGCGCGATCCGCTCCCCAGATTTAATCCTGTCCATTGTGATGTCACACCGTTTAAGGTAGTAGAAGTTGTTTCAAGATTGCTTGGAAGTATATTACTTCCTGAAGGTTTTACACCCGTGCCTGATACTGTATAGGTATATCCCGTAGAATAATCCATTGAATTTATGGTCTCGGTCACCTCAGATGTAGTTTCCGTATGGCTCGTCATTTGGCCTTGCTGGAAATTTGGGACTACAGGCACTGCGAGTGCAGATCCATGAGCAATACTAAGGAAAAACCCTACAGTTGCTACATGAA